TGGTTTATCAGGTCTATTAATACTGTATTTTCTGTAGCCTCTATTTTTAAAATGATATAATAACCTAGGTTTGTTATTCTCTATAAGTATGGGCATTCCATAAAAAACACAAGCCATTAATACATCTTCAAAAAACATTTCTGCTGTTTGAGGTCTAGCCACATATTCTAGAAAAAACTCGTTAATAGGCCCTTCATCCATATGAAACTTTGTTAGTCCATGTAACGCCCCATTAGAAGCACCACCACCAACAGTACCTGATATATCGTAACTATCACAACCAAAAGCTCCCATGTGTTCATTACCAGGAAGTTTTAGTCCGTTTCTTGTATTGTAATTATTCTGTAGCTGTTTGTTTGGAGTCCAAGATATTAAAAACCTTCCTTTTTGATTAGGGCTAAATATAACCTGAGTATCTTTTACACCATCTTTCCATGAAAAAGAACCTCTTGTTAAAAACCTGTCTTTTATTAAAGAATCGTTATAATCTATTTGCTGATATATCTTAGTTAAATTAAATAATGATTGCTTACTCTCATCTCTAAACGCATGAGATTCAGTTCTTGGAAACTGTCTATAAAATTCGTTTAATGCATCAGGGTCATTCTTTAAACTATCAACTTCAGCTTCCCAATAATCAACAGCGCCTTGTGTTATATATTCTCCATCTATTCCTATTATTGGATTTTTTGGAGTTCTAAATACAGGCATTCCATATCTATCTATAAAACCTTCCATGTTATATTCCATTGGAATAAACAAACTATACAAACCACTCTTAGTTTGTCCATTACGGTTTCTGTTATTGACTTTAGAATCAAAGTATAATTTCTTACCATTGTCCCCACCTTTTTCTAATGCATTAGCAGTAGAACCCATCATACATTTTCCAATAACTTTGCTACCTAAACGCAAACACGTTTTTGTAACCCTCCAGTTATTTAAAATATTATTTGGCTTCTCCCATTTCTTAGATTCATCATGAATCAATAGCTTTAATTTTTCCCCATCATAACTGTTATCCCCTGTATTTTTCCAGTCAATAGAAGTGTCTAGTCCCTCAACAATGGTTTCGTCTTCCTCATACATATTTTTTTTAGTAATCTTAGAAGCAGGAACTCTAAACGCTAGTTCTGTCTTAGGCTTATCCATACCGTCTTGTACGGGTTTAAAAAAGAAAGGGTAATTATTTACAATTGGAACAACTTTATCTGTAAACATTTTTTTAGCATCAGCTCCTGTCTTAGACAAAATACCTATCCTAGCATCTTTACTTATTGTTCCTATGTTACTAGCCTCTTCACTAGCCATATAAGAAAATCCTGAACGCCTTATCTTTAAATAGTCTTGACCAAAACTTCGTTTATCTGCTTTGCATGCTTCCCAGTGTAAATAAAATACTCTGTTAGCATCTCTGTATTCTGGAAGCCCAACATCTATTTTAGTCCATTGAATATACATATAATGAGATCCTGTGATATATGTAGGAACACCATTATTCATGAACCAAAATCCATCTTCTCTTCTGTCGAATTCCTGTTCAATGTAATCTACCCATTCATTCTTAAAAGATAATGATGTGTTATGCCATTGAAATATAGATTTAATTTTATGCAATACTTTGGGGTAGTCAAAAGGTTCCCAGTATTGTTCTTTCTTTTCTTTGCTTCTTGAATGTATTTTTTCAGGAGGCTTTGGCAGTCCTATTTTTAAGCCTTCAATTTCAACTATGTCTTGAATCTGACCAGTCTTTGATATAACTATAAAGTCATACTTTTCATTATAACCATAAACCCAGGCCTTACCTTTGTTTTTAGTGGTTATAACACTTTTAGGAATAAAATTATTTAATTCCTTAATTAAGCTATGTTGCTCTTCCTTCTGCAAATCCTCTTTTTGGTTTTTTTATTTCTTTACTAACTCCCTCAATTTCATTCTTTTCCAATTCTATTCTGCTCAGTATTTCAAAAGCATCAAATATAGCCAGCTTTTTTGTAGCCGCTGCATTCTTTAGCTTGTCTGCTGCCAACTCATCATCTTCCCCGTATTTTATAATATCTTCTCCAGCAACCTTTATTAATTCATTAACTGCTTTTTCACCTGCTTTTATAATCTTTAACTTAATCTTATTTACATCCATATTATATAGCTAAAGTTATTTGATGGTCAAACATTCTATACAGTTTTTCTCCATCTACCATAAACTCATATTCGCTTTCAGGCTTAAAAGAAACTTTGTCTCCATTGTTAACACCCTTACTAACTAGGTATTTGTTTGAGTATTTAACTAGACCCATTAACGGTTCTTCTTCTTCGTGGCTTTTTAGGTAGTAGTCTTCTTTTTTTACAGGCTTAATCATACAATATTTAGAATGTGAATTCCAAGTATCATTATTTTTGTACATAAAAAATTGATCGTTGTCTATAAAAAATAAATCATCTTTAAAAAAACTTTTTCCGCTTTTCTCTCTACCCTTCATGTCATTATAATATTTAAAAACATTATGATGAACTAAAAGAGTATCTCCTATTTGAACAGGACCATTATAGTTTATTGGAGTCTCAATGACTATTGCGTATCTGTTAGATGCAGTGTGGTCTTCTTTTGAAGTGCTGGTAATAAAGTCTATGTTACCAATCTTTTTTGTGTTGTCGTATCTCCTATCGTCTTTAGGTTTTACTATAAAATAAAAAGGTGATTTCATTCAAAATATATATTGTACTCAATTGAAACAGGCATAGAAGAATTAAATTCTTTCCAAAGAAATATTTCTCCTTTTTTGTTTTCAATAAAAATAGTTAGTGATTGATTTGATTCATTTTTCTTAATTAAATGAATCATATGAGTACCACCAAATATCTCTTGATCTACAATATAATGCATAGCTCCTGACTTATAATCAGCACCTATTGATATTTTTCTAATTTGTTCCATTTAATTTAATTTACAACAAATATAAACAAAAAAAAATACCTCCGAATCAACAGAGGTACTTTGTTAGAAGCAAGCAGCAAACCATCCCTTGGACTATCCAAGGAGCGAACCACGCCTTAGACTAGCTAAGGCTCAAACCACTGCTTGCACTTATGTTAACTTACAGTTCTTGAAATCATAGAACTATGTCCCTGAGCTATTTGATAGGCCTGTATTTCTGATGTCCCACTCAGGTCGCTCTGGTATTGAAATGTAATTGCGTCTGATAAATCCCCCATTATGTATGGAGTTTGTTTATTTGTATTTGTCCAAGTAGGGTTCGGTATTCCTATAGCAAACTTAAAATATGCTTTTCTCGACTTGCTTGTGCTATCCCAAGGAGTATTTGTATTAAACCTATTTTGTGCAGTCCCTGATTTTAACAAGCACCTAAAACCTAGGTCGTTATTAATAGTTACAGGAAACGAAGTAAACGGCGTTAAAAGGTCACCTTTATCAAATAGAAATTGCAGGGGATTTATAGGCACTTCTACATAAGCCGTGCTGTTTACAGTTTTAAAGTCTGTAATAGTTACCCCTGGAGTGACCACTGGGTTTTGAAATTTTTGCACGTAGTTCAAATCCCCGTTAAAATTCCATTCTGTAGTTATTGGGAATAATTCACTGGGATTGCCTTGATCGTCAACATAGTTTTGAGGTGATGAACACCAATTACTTCCTGGAAAATTTGTTTGTATATATTGGCCATTCAAGTGGGAGGGGTGAACATAATTTCCGCGCTTAAACGGGGTTCCACCATCGGACGTATTTGATGGTCTATATCTAAATAAGAAAAGCCTCGGGTTATTATCTAACCATCTTTTGTCGAACTGGGTAGGGACACTAATACACAACGCCCTTTGTTTTAATGATGGGCCAGAGGCTTGATATGGGCTTAAATTACCTGACTTATACACCCACATTTGAGGTGTAGGTATTTGTATACCGCCAACATAAGAAGAATTTCCAATAAACTCTGCTATATCATCAAATTTAAATGTTTTTGTTTGCAAAGGGGTTGGAGATGAACTTCCATGTGTTCCAATAACATAATCATCTCCATTTACTGGATCTTGATTAGGGTAACTATTTGTGTTACTTATTTTTGCCATACTATGATACTGCTTGTATTACAATCCAATTTGAACCATCAGACCAAAATTGCGCTCCGTTGTAAGGTTTGTTTACATTATAAAAACTAGCACCATTTACAGTTTCTGCTCCAGGTCCTAATACATGTATTTTATCACTTGCATTTAGAGTTCCATCTGTTACAAGTCTTATTATTCTATAAGGAGTACTTGTTGCTGATGGTAGTGTTAATTCGTAAGTTCCATTACTACCTGTCCAAGTGGCGTATATTGTGTTTTTGCTTGAAGAGTAAGAGGAAGAACCTCCTGAACTAGCGGTTACTAAAAAAGGATTAGAAGTATCTACAGTTGTTTGATTTTGAACAAACTCAGCAATATCAGCGAGCGTAAATACTTTTGTTTGTAAAGAAGGGTTAGTAGCTACACCATCTGTACCAATTAAATAATCTTTAGCATTAACATCTGTTTTTACAGGATATGATGAAATGTTACTAATCTTTGCCATTTTTTTTATTTTAATTCTTTTAACAAAGATACATATTATTCTTTTCTATTTTTTAAATGTCTTCATTACCTTTTCTATTCCTCTTGAACCAAAGTAAAATATAGTCATTGTACCAAACAACGACTGTATTACAGGAACGTATGCCTTGTCTATTGTAAACTCACCTAGGTTTCCATCAAAGAATACACAGGCTAAAAACATAATAAACATAGCACCAGTAAGTACAGGCCTAATTAACCTTGTTACGGCATGCTCGTTATCCATGGAAAGTCTTTTGGTAACCTCAACCATTTCAATCATGTCGTTCTCCATTTCCTGTAGGAGAATACTCTTGTCTGGCTCACTAAGGTTCTTGTCGCCTCGTATGGCTGTCCCTAATGAGTTTAATTGCTTTATCCCTGTTATGTTACCAGCTAGGTCTAAAAGTTCAGGAGAAACGCTCTTACCCTGTTTAACTAGCCAACGAAGTGCATTCCCTACGTTAGTTCCCTTACCGCCATTTTTTCTTTTATTGTCTTCCATGTTAGTATGTCCACATTACTGATTGAGCCTTATCAAAGTCTATGTCTACGTGAATAAACGTACTTCCTACCCCTATTCTTTGAAATCCTGTCTCCTGTAATAAGAATATTAGGTTATACCTGTCCGTAGAGTTTGTGCATGATAGATCTGCTGCCAGTCCATACATATGGCTTGAACCCTTAGACGTCTCTGTCTTTGGCTTACCGCCAACTTTAGCGTTATGCTCTTCTGTTCGATATCCGCTGTTTATTTTTATAGGACTCCCTAGCTTATCCCTAACCTCGTCTAGCATTTCAAGTAGGGTTTTACTCATTAAAGATCCGCTACCAGGTTTATCTGGGGAGTCAAACTCTGATGTTGTAAAATATTTCATTTGTTTTCTTTATAATTCACATATATCCTTTGTGCGGTATAAACTATTGATCCTATTAATAGTATTAGTTTTAATACGGCTTCTATTTTACTAAAAGATACAGCTAATGTAATGCTGTTAAGCAGGTATATTTTCAAGTCTGATATGGTCATTTTATTAAACATTCTTTGGTTTGTAATTCATTTGAACATCAATCAACCAGGAATTGTTTTGAAAAAAATAATATGCAGTTCTTGATTTCATATAAACAAAGTTACTAAAATTATTCTTCACTATTTGTAGGTGGTACTTCTGCACCTCTTGGCCAACCCATAAAACTATGTGCCGCTGCATCCCCTGGGAACACTTCATACGTTCCGAAATCAAGTAGGTCGCTAGACATTACATCATAAGCCCAACCATCGTAATAAACTGGAGGTGTAAGCTCGTGACCATCAGGACCGTAAGTCCCAGGTGTCTCAACCACCTTACCAATGTTTACCACTGCGGCTGTTCCGTTTGTAAACTGCATAGTAGTTACACCTTCTTCTGTTACCTCTTCCCATACCCCTTTGGATATTAGGATGTCTTTACCTTGTTGTTCTGTATCAAATACAGTCTTATAAATTTGCATCATGTTGTTAGTTTTATTAGTTCCGCATCCGATAGTGCTTTTGTGTAAACTTGTAGGTCTTTTGTGTTTCCAAAGAAAGGGAAGGTACCGTTTCCACTATTAAAATCTATGTTATTAATTGTATTTGCTGCAAGTACATTTCCAGAATTATCAACCCCAACTTCCACTCCATCAACCCATAATGCAAAATCATTTAGAGAGTACTTAAAAGCAATTTTATGAGAATTTGTTATGGTTGTTGCAAAGGCAATGCTGCATTGTGCTACACCACCAATTTGATACCTTGCAACAATTACCCCACTTGCCTCATACCTTAAAACAACAGCATCTAATGAAGTTCCGCCGTTTAGTGTTATAAATCTTCTTGCATTATCTACTTCAACCAAAGCTGCTATCTCTGCATACAATACCCCTTCCTCACTGTTTATCTCTGGTGTTGCGTTTATACAAGTTTCTTGGTTACGTGTAACTGTAGTTCCCGATGTTGGGATATACGATGTTGCGTAGGATTGTTGTTCAAGCATTGCACCCCAAATGTAAACGCCTTTTGTAATATCTCCCGTTGTTGAATTGGCTGCACCATCGCTTGTGAGCAATTCAACAAAGTTGCCTCCCGCTAAAGTTGATGCACCAGTAACGATACAACGATACCAGCCATTGCCGAAATCTTCAATGTCTGCCGTTCCTAAAACCGCATTTGCCGTTCCAGCAGTCAAATTAAACCAAGCCCTTCCGCCCCATTTATTTGAATTTTGAGTATCAACATACAAGTCTCTTCCGTTTGATTTCGCAAAAATACTAAAGGTATAATCGCTTGAGCCGTCAAATGTTACTGATGTAATTAACTTGTGTTGACCCGTTGTAGCCGCCTCTAAAAAAGATGTTGCGTTTGTTAGCCCTTCGGGACTTGTTGTGGCGTTTGCTTCATCCGTTGAATTGCTATTGGAATAGCCTCCAAAATCTTGAGATTGTGTTATTAGGTTGGTACTCTGCGGTTCAAACA